AAATTATCAATACTAGTACCACTATCACTACCACGGACAGGTAAGAAAAAGTCTTCTACCATGTTTTGTAGATTGAATTTTAAATTATAATCCCCAGTCTGTTGATCCAAATATGGAGTCTTTTTCATTTGGTCCATAATACGTTGCATATGATTATCGACTTCATTTGGAGGAATATTACCAATGTCAACTTTAAAGATTCGCTTTTCCGGAGCACGCATGATACGGTGAATTAACATTGCGTCTTCCATCAAACTCAACTGTTTCCATACACGTCGAGCACCTTCTAACATACTCTTACCATATGGCAAGAAGTTGCTATCACTCAACAAACGGAAGTGTGCAATTTGATAATTTTCTAAATCTTCAAGTTTGTTTCCGTATGGAAGATTAACTTGAAATTTAACAAAGCTCTTGTTTGTTAATTGCGCATTTTCTACACGGGTAACATAATAGGTACTTAATGGTTCAACTAAATAGACTCCGTACTCAGGACTAATATGTAAACGAAGATAAAAATCTCCATACTTAACCATACATCGAGTCCAACTCCATAAATTAAATTCAATATTTAGAATATCGTAGAACAAATTATGAAGAATATTTTTGATTTCGTCATTTGTAGACTTAATGTGTAAAATATCACCCATTTCATTTCGCGTTGTACATTCATCTGCATAAATGTCCAATGCGGATGCTAGAATTGGATCCATATCCATTGTATCATAATCACGAAATAGTTCTACACGACTGCTTTGATATGATAAATTAAAATCTCTACTATATTGATTATATGAAGTTGTACGTAATCTATTAAAACGGTCTCTTAAACTATTACGATCTGTAGCATACTGAATTTCATCAGTATCAATAACCTTTAATTTTTTACCGCCAATATTACGAACAATTACATCATTTGAAAACAAACGTTTCAAACGTGCAAATAACGAACGATTTTTTAATTCTTGAAATGATTGATCTGACATATTATTCTAGTATATAAGTATTTACATCAACCAAGTTAAACTTTCTTTTTTATCATTAACAGTGAAATCCATTGTTTTATGATGATCAGCAATAGCACTCACGTCTTTATGAAAAGTAACAGGACTTGAAACTTTTGATATTTTCGATACCATTGCTTTATTATAAGATATTTGTTCATTTCTAAGTTTTAGAGCAGTTTCATGTACCCACAATCCTATACCTAATGACATAACCAAATCGTCGTTATATCCCCTCATAGCTTCGGCTTTATGACCGTTCCAAATGAAAACATTTAACTCTTCATATAATCGTTTTGATTTCATGACGACGAGTTTTTCACGAAAAAAAGATTCCAGTTTACTAACAACGAGTGGTCTGTTTTTACTAGTTGTTGTAAAGCCAGCTACTAATTTTTTATCAGCCGAATTTAACTTATTAGTATATGTTTTTTCCACGTCAACAACCGTCAAATCAGACGCACTATAAAATGTATTTTGATAATCTCTATCGATAATTTGTTGTAGTGTGGCCCATCCCACATTGTTGTTTTCTACAACAAGCAATGCGTTATTGTACTCTGTCGCCACACTCACTAGTAAATTGCCATAATCTTTTGTAGTTAATTGTCCCTTATATTCAGCAACCTGTTCCATCGTTTCAACATCTAATACGTGAAACGCACTAAAATCTCCGCCATCTCCTCTAGCACAGTCGGCGGTCAATATGTAGTTTTTACTATAATTTGGATAATCCCAGATCCATAGATCTTGATTATTACCCCGTTTTTCCACAGGATCCTTTAAATGAGTTTGTCTATAAAATTCAAGAACTTCTACACTTACCACTTGATTACCGGACGTACTGAAATCGCAGTCACATTCTTGAGCCGCTCCTTTTACTCCTGATAATTCGGTTTGTTTATCTCTCCAAGTTTGGTCTCTTTCTGGATGTAAATGCCATGGCAATCTAATAGTCTTGAAGTCTTTGTTCTTGCCTTCCTCGGCTTCAACCCACGTTTTATGAAAGAAGTTACCTACGCCGTTTGGCGTGCTTAATATGATAGCTCTACCACCGGTGGATAATGTATATTGAGCAGATAACCAAATTTCCTCAATGCCATCGATAAATGCAGCTTCGTCAATGATTAGTAATGAGAGTGCTGATGAACGACCTGCTGTACCAGCAGATGAAACCGCTTTGATTTGAGATCCGTTCTTCAATCGCAATGATAATCTATTATCTTCTACACATGGAACTTTTAACCAACTTGGAAGATTGTCATTTGCAAATCTTACCTTAGTGACAATTTCTTTCGCTGTTTCTTGGGTAATACTAATACAAAGAATGTTCTTATCATTATGAAATGTCATTAACCACAAACTATAAGCAGCTGTAAGAGTACTAATACCCATCTGCCGACTTTTAAGAACAATATTTAATTGATTATCAACAAAGTTTTGTAAAGCATCTTCTTGAAATGGATATAACTCAAATCCAACAGTACCTCTTATAGGATGTTGAATCTTAACATATTTTTTCATGAAGTATATAGGATCTTCTATACACTTCTTATACTCACTTTTTATTATTTCTCTTAGACTTGGCTGACTCATACAATTCTTCGTACTCTTTTATTTTAGTATTAATGTCTAGTAATCCGTCATTAATTTTTACCAAATCATTAGTCACGTCTTCTAATATTTTAGTATAATCTTGGACACCTTCCCATCTTTCAAACGAACCGTCTTCTTCTAAAAATTCAACAGGTTTACCTTGATTTTCATGACAAAATTTTTGACTCTCTTCAAATTTTCTTTTATATTCTTCTAGAATACTACGTTCATTTTTTAAATCCTGTAGTTCATTGTAGACATCAAAAACACCCATCAGTTTAAGATCAGTTTGAAATTTTGTAAAACAATCGTAGCACATCGTTGTTTTAGGCCAAACACGATCATCTAAATAATTGCCCCATCGAACATCCATATTACAACATTTACAACGTTGTTCGTTAATAATCGTAGCTCGTTTTGAAACTCTACGTTTGCTTTTATTCTTCCAAACCCATTTGCGTCCTTGACTATCCTCCCATTCTTCACCTTCCTTGCGTTTATTGTTCTGCAAATTGGCATCATAGCCAACTTGTACGAATGGACGATTACCTTCTAGGTAATCTTTAACGATGCCTAGATTACTTTTACCTGATGCTTTTTTCATAACTTTTTAAAAATTCCAACTGAATCCTCCCACCGAACTGGGTCTGACTCTATATTTTCCTTATTTATATAATGTTCAACCAATTCAATGTTATAATTATTTTTAATTGCCCATTTTTGTAAAGCTTTCCAACTATCTAAATAAAATCTCCAATTATCAGTTGGATATCCGTGATACGGCCCATTTGAAGGCGTGTTAATATAAATGTATCCCCCTGGCTTTACCAATCGGCACATTTCTAAAAATGTTAACCAAAAAAAATCGTCGTGTTCAAAACAAGAAGATGAAACAACTACATCAAAAAAATTATCTTTAAATGGGACATCTTCATTTTTACAAACAAAATCGACATTTGGCCCAGGAGAAAAATCAATTCCGATATATTTGTGTTTATTAAAAATAGGTTTTAATGTTCCATTTACATCATATGATCCGAAATCTATAATATAGGAATATTCATTTAAATGTTTACAATATGTGTTATAAAATTTCTCACAAGTTAGTTTTGCTGTTATATGCATATAACAAATACGTATTTAATTTATTTCTTAAACTTACTTCCTAGCCCTTTTATAATAAAACTTCCTGTAATTTTAAATGGACTGTTACTAATACTACTATCTCTCACAACTATACCTTCGTGTTTATCCAGATCTCCGATTTCACTGGTAGCATTTTTTAATATTTCATCTCCCAATTTAATTGTGGTTAAATAAACAATGGTATCAGTAATTATTTTGTTTAAATCTATATTAGGCAAATCTTGACTAATATTCTTACTATCAACCGCTTTTAAAAATTGTTCTCTCGTAATTAGTGGAGTAGTAAACTTTAATCCTTTTAACCAGTCTTTCAAAGACTTAGTTACAGCTTCCCCCGTAGGATACAATGTAACTGATTGCGTCAAAACACTCGCTAGGTTTGGTTTTGATTTGAAAGTAGTATCAACACTACCCAATACCTTAAAACCACTCTTCATAGCAACCACATTTAATTTGTTTATATAAGATTGCATAGCTGTTTTATCATACGGTATTTCAACAGCTTCTCTTGATTTAACACTTCCGTCTTTACCAAAAGTTTTTGGCTTAATTTCTTTTAATCCATGAATAGCTAAAAAGTTTCCAATTTCGCCATATCCAAGTACATTTGTTTGACCCTCTACATATTCAACGTTGAATAGTATATTAGGATTATCTAATAAACCCAATGTCTTTAATTCAGTTTGTGTAGATGAAATTGCTGCGTCAAATATATTAATAACTCTAGCACCTATATTGACAAATCCGTGACCAGCTCCAAATCTTGTTTGTAAGTCTTCAGGTCGCATTCCTTTAATATCAAGTGGTTTTGCTGATCCACGATCCATTACAAATTGACCGTTTACCATACGAATACTTGCATTAATACCGTCAATCTTTACACTACCAGCTCCTTGTTTTAAAGACTTTATTGCTTTCGCAAATACATCTACCAATTTAGCGCCTGTATCGACAAAATCAAATGGATGTGCCATATGTCCACCTGCTCCACCTTCACTAATTACTTCGTTTAATATATTATTTAGTCTTATCATATGGTTTTAAAAATGTTTTATCGAATACAGGAATTGCTTTTTTGTAAGAACTCTTTGTTTCATCAAGAGCATTATCTGTAAATTGCCAATTCCAAAATAATTCATTTGGCGTTTTGAATCCAAAAAATTGTAATACTTCTTTTTGTGTTTGAGTAACATCTTTTCCATTCCAATTTTGACCAGTAGCAATAAATCCTGAATCTATATCTTTTACTATATTGCTTTCACCCAAAGTAGAATGTCTGTTCTCAATCCACGTCAATCTTTCAATTAATTTCTGATAAAAACCGTTAGCTTGTCCCCATCTTACACTAGCAAAAAATAAAACGACATCACTTTCAAATAATTCTTTACTTATTTTCCAAAGTTCATCGCTTTTATTATTTATACTAGCCCAACAACGATGATCACCTGTAGGATTTTTATCTTTATCTTTTAATGAAGCATCTTTTGTTCCACAATGATTTCCCCATTTAGATGATACGTTACCCTCACACGGAAATATGTTTAACTTGGTTGTATCAATCAAAGTTACTTTTTCTTTACCTAATAATTCTTGTATTTTAAATGCAAGTTGTGTACTTTTAGCAATATCATCTTTGTGACCACTCCATCTATTACTAGTGGTTAGTAATAATACTTTGTTCTTGGTACGTAAATAATCTATTGTTTTTTTGTATTTACGAGCATAAAGATCCATATCTTGCTCGCTCTGAGGAAGTTTGGCTTCTAATAATAAATCGGTTAAACTGATCATTTTGCTAATTGGTCTAGTTTAGATTGCATAGTCATACCACGTATAACTTCAGGCGTACCACCATTATCTCTATTAAAATAACGCTTATAATTACTTAATGCTACATCCAATTTAGCTTTATCAATAGTCCCTTCAGATAACATTTTTTTTACCATTTCCAAATTATTAACCACTAATACATTGGTATCAGTGATAACTCTGTCGATTAATATTAATAGGGATGGATCAATTGATTCTTTAACTTGTGGTTTGGTTAAATCTTCAATGATTTTAGTCAGTCGTATCATAATATATAAATATACCCATCAAATAAAAAACCCCGCTTATTTCTAAGCGGGGTTCGTTATTATATTTACTTTAGATTAGGAACTAAAACTAGCGCCCGTTGGTAGAATGTTGAAATCGAGGATAATGAATTCAGCAGTTCTAGTTGGTTGGATGTAGATTTGTCCGTAAAGAATATTACGATCAATCAAGTCAGGTGTATTATTTTCAGCATCCATCTT